ATTGAATATTGTCCGTATCCTGCCCTTTGTCCAAACCTTGTCCAAACCGCATATCTCAATGCATCCAGGAGGTGGTTGAACTTGTCTATTGGCTCATTGAGTGGATTGCCATCCTTGTCCTTTGCCCACACATAGTTCCGGAGTTCCCGGATCAGATCAATGGAGTCCTTGGTGACATGCAGCACCCATCCCTGCATCCATTGGAGTTGGAACTTGAGTTTGTCACTCTTGACAGGGGCAGACTTGTCACAGGGGATGACATTGAATCCTGCATCCTTGATGTCCGCAATGGATTTTGGCTCTGCACAATCCGCATAGATCTCCACCCGGTTGCCCACTCCATCCTCCTGGAGATCCTGGATGATGTGCCTGTTCTGCATGTGGGTCTTGTATGTTCTTTGTCTCACCCAAAGGATCTTTTTTCTTGGATCTGCAATCACCTGCACCCTGGCAGTTGGATCATTGGTGAAACCAAAGTCCATTCCCTGGATCTCAACCAGGTGATCCATCTCCTCCTTGACCGGGAGTGAGTCACAGAGTTCAAAGTCATAGATCAGACCATCCAATGTTCCGATCTCGCCATCAATGTACACCTTTGCCCAATTGGGGTCATTCTTGCCTGCATCCTCAATCTCCTGGATCTGTTCCGGTGTGAGGTATTCATTGTCCTTGTATGTGGAATGCAGGGTGATGCAGTTGGGTCTTGCCTCAACAATCTCATTGAGCCAAAAGGAGTGGGTGGGGTTGTAGTCGCATATGATGAGTCCCCTGGTACGCACAAAGAGTTGCCTGGCAATGTCATAGGGGATGTTTTGGGACTCATTGATGAACAACCTGTCCCTGGCAGATCCATGCACCTTTCCGGCATTGTCCACAGAAAAGAATTCCAGGATGCTGCCATTGCTCCAGGTGTAGGTGTGTTGTGTCTCATTCCACCTGGCATCCTCCCATAGACCCTCCACCTCCATGATCTGCTTGAAATCCCGGATTGCTCCCCTTTGCAGGTGGGGCATGGACTCCGACACCACAGAGTTGATGGTTGCAGGTTTCCCCTTGTTGACCTCCTCAACCAGGGCAAGGATAAAGGTCTGCAGGATGGAATATGTCTTGCCGGATCTTGTACCACCACAAGATGAGATGTACCTGGGATGTGCTTTCCAGGCTGCAATGGTTTTCCTGCCTACCTTTGTGAATTTCATCAGTCAAGTCCCCCCTCAATGAGTTCCTTGGTCTCCGGATCTGTTGTGATGTTCAGAGAGATGCCACCTGTGTGTGCCACCTCTGCGGAGATCCTGGGTTTCCCATAGAGCCTGTCCATGATGTCCATCATTGCAGACCATCCCCAACCATCCTTGCAGAGTTGTTTGATTGCTATCTGCAGGACAAACCCATACTTGCCAAGTTCCCCGGACTGCTGCTGCAGGTATGTCTTTGCAGTCCTCTCATCCGGCAGGGTGAGAGCAAAGGCAAGGACACCATACACCTTTTCCTGCATGTCCTTGGGGAGAGTCTTGATTGCATTGACCAATTTCTTTGGTCTGCCATTTGGGTTGTGAGTCTCCCCTGGCTTGCATGGTTTCAGATTCTGTTCATTTGCCATGATTCTATCCTCCCAAAAATGCCTTGTTTCTGCCCATCTCAATGGCGATCTCCCGGAGGAGGGATTCATCACCTGGTTGGGGCATGTAGATTCCATTCTCTGCTCCCCACCTTTGGAATCTGTCAATTGCCATTGACATCTCCGCCTGGGTGAGATCCGCAGAGGATCTGATGACCTCCACCTGCCCGGCAAACTTGTCAGTCCTGGTGGTGACAAAGAGATCCTTGTTGCAGAGCCTCTTGAAATACCACTCCTTGCAGTATTCCAGGGTGTTCCCGGTCTCCATTGCCACCACCCCAATGAGCAGGTGCAAATAGTTGTTCTGATTCTTGGATCTGAATGTCTTTTCAGTCAACTCCACAACTGCACCTTTCTCCAGGAGGAGATCCACCCTGGAGAGAAATGCCTTTCTCTGAAAGTCCGATGTCAGATCGTATTGCATCACTTGCTTTTCTTGGCAGTCTTGACTTTTGCTTTCTTTACCACCTCTTTTGCCTCCTGGGAGACTTTTACCTTCTTGGTGGTAGATTTCCTCATCTTGAGTTCCTCAAGGTCTTGGAAATAGACTTTTCCGCAGTCCTGGAGCAAAGACAGGATGCAATGGTTGCAGTTGTCATTGAATCTCCGCCTGTCACCTGTTGCGGAGGTGTAGATGTCATAGATCACCCGGAGGGCATTGCTCCCCGGATTCCTTGCCCATTGTGCCTTGACCGCAGTCCGGAAATTATCCTCCCAGGCTGATAAGGTCTTGAGTTGTTCCTCTGTGAATTTCATTGTCTATCTTGTTTTGAAATTGTTTCCAAATGTCAATAATGTCTTTGTATGCCTGTGGCAGATCCAGGGCATCCTGCATCCGCCTCCTCATGTTGATGGCAGTTGAGTGATCCTTTCCAATCATTCTCCCTGCCTCCGTAGTGGAGAATCCCTCCTGCAGGAGTTGGTATGTGACCATAGTCCTTGCCCACACAAACCTTGCTTCCCTGGACTTGAGGTCAACAGGCTCTCCAAGGATCTCTCCCATCATCTCCAGGAGGATCTCTCCCCGGCTGCAGACAGGCTTTTTTCCATCCATCCTCTCCTGGAGGATTGACTCCTGGAGTGCAGCACACAAGTTCACCCTGTACCTGTATGGCATCTCAAGACACCTCTGTTCAAGAGTGATGATCATGGCATCAGTTTGTTGATAATCCAATTACAACACTCTCTTATAAATATCATGAATCCCCCAATTGGATTTGAGAGGTGGGACAGGAGTGCAGAGAATGCGATTGTCCCCAGGTTGAGATGCCCGGTGCAAAGGGCATAGACGAGGCACACCCACCAGGTCATGCAGAGGCTGCAGTCAAAGGGTGGGAGTGGTTTGAGATGGGAGATGTGCAGGATATTTGCACACCATCCCCTCCAGGACTCTGTGAATCCGGAGATGTCCACAATGTAGATGGTGATGAGTGCTACCAGGAGCAAGTCAATGTATATCTGCATGGTTGTATTCCTCCAATATTATCTTCTTGATTCTGTTCACCTCCCTGCGGATTGTCATATGGCTCAAATGCATCATCTTGCCAAGTTTCCTCAATGACTGACAATCACAATACAGGAGGATGATGGTCTTGTCCACCTGGGAGAGTTTGGTGTCAATGATCTCCTTGAGTTTGGCAACCCTCGGATCATCCGGACACATGATGTCCGGATTCCAGGCATATTCCTGCTTGATCTGCCGGAATTCCTTGACTATCTCATTTGTCTCTCCTTGGAACATAGTTTCTGTTTAACTTTTCCAGGGCAGCATCATTGATGTCTGCACCCACACCCATATAGACACTCCTTTCCTGGAACTTTCTGAATATGGTGTGGAATGGTGAGTTGGATGACCTGTACTGATTGAGGATGATCCTGGCAAGAAAGAAATTCATCTGATCATTCTCCCACAGATCCTGGAGTTTCACCTCATCATATTCCAACAGGATCATGTACACCATTTGACACAAGTCCTTGAGGTCTGCAGTCAATGAGTGGTGGGCAATGTTCTCAACCAATGCCTCAACCCTCTTTTCCTGTGCAAGGGTCTCAATGATGTGTGCCTTACTTGTCACAATACAAAATATCACTACCCCGGTATGTGTTACCTACCAATCACCAACATGGCTGCATCCCTGGAATGACTTGATGTCCTGCCTGTCCACTTGGAGATCATCTTGAAATAGTCCGGTGTCACCTTGGTCATTCCCTTGCCCGGAGGCTTTGCCCAAAATGGGATGCCCTTGTCCCGGAGGAAATCCTCCCATATGCTGCAGTCCCTCTTGACAGATCCTGCACCCTGCATCTTGGCAGAGACATTGCCTTTTCCAAACCATGTCCTCTGCCTGGCATCCTCAAAGGTGACATCCATTGCCACATCCCTGTCCTTGCAGTCCTGTTGCCACTTGCAGACAAGATCCAAAGCCTTGTGGATGGGGAGGGTCTCCAGGAGGAGGAATCTCTCCTGCCCGGAGTCCCAAACCGCCAATCCGGTGTGTGTCCCTGGATCAATGCCTATGTGGATCATGCAAAGAGATGGATGATGCCACAGACTGCCCCAAGGGTGAGAGACCCGGTCTCCACATATTCCAGGATCTGTTCAACCTTGTCCCAATTGTCTCCGCATGAGACAAACCACTTGATGCACCTGTGACCAATGTAAGTCACAAGGAAAACTACCAGGGCAATGATGCCGATGATTTTTACAATTTCCATGATGTTGAATGTTTATTTGTTAGTGTTTTCGGTTTCCGGGAGTGGATAGAGTTTCTCAAAAAGGGCATCTGCCAGGGCAACCGCCTTGGCAACCAGGGTGTCCGGATGGAGATTGCCATTCTCATGGCAGAGTGAGCAGAGAATGTTGATGGCAAATGCCTCCCTTTTCTGCTGCACAAACTGAATGACTCTCTGTTTCTTTTCCTCCTCGGTGAGGGGTTTTCCTGCAGGTCTGATGACCTGGTGATTCTGTGATTTGATCATAATGTTGAATGGTTAATTGATTGATTATCTTCTTTGTTGTTTCTTTGTTAGTTGAACATTTCCCGGAAAACTCCCTCCAGGACATTTACACAGATGGAGTTCCCTGCAAGTTTCCTCTGTTGCCTTGACCCAATGCCTTGATCCTGGATCATTGAGATTTGATTATCATTGACACCCATCAATCTGAAAATCTCCCTCTCCGTCAACCTCCGGATGAGTGGTTTCCCATCCTGGTATCCCTCAAACCTCAAGATGCAATCAGATGCAGATGCGGTCAATGTGGGGCAGATGTCACCACCATTTCCCTGGACTCTGCCTCTCCGGGTTTTTGACCTGGGGAATGATGCATCAAACACACCGCCCTTTTTCACATCAATGAATCCAACCTTGGTTGCCTGCCTGATCCGGAGGGTCTCCTCTGATGGTTGTTCATCCAGGATACAACCCACCTGGTCTGCAGGGATGTAGTAACCAGGGACTGCACACATCTCCATTTGGAGATCCAGGGAGTTTGTCAGTTCCATTGGATTGGGAAAGTTGAATCTCCGGATGGAAACCAGGATGACTCTTTGCCTGTTCTGTGGAATGTTGCAGTCAGATGCATTGATGACCTGCCAATGGTTGTCATACCCCATCTCATCCAACTCCTCCATCCATTTGTTGAATAGGGGATAGAATCTCCGAGACACAAGGTCTCTGACATTCTCCAGGATCAGATATTTTGGTTTCTTTGTCATGATTGCCTTTCTGCATTCCCACAAGAGAGAGGATCTTGTTCCGCTATTTTCTGCCCCCCCCATCATGTGTCCTGCCCGGCTAAAGTCCTGGCATGGAGATGAATAGGTGAACAGATCAAAGTCCGGAACATTGTTCCAATCTATCTTGCAAATGTCTCCATAGTTCCTGTCCTTGAATTGGGGAAAGACCGCATTGTGAGCCGAGATTGCCCACTTGTCAATCTCCGACCAACCAACAAGGTCATATTTTATCCCGGCTTTCTCCAATGCCATACATTGTGAGTCATATCCGGAAAATGCGGTGAATACTTTTATCTCCATTGTATAAAGGTCTGCCTGTCTCACATCAGAATGGGAGATCCTGTTCCGGGTTGTCCTCTACCTCTGCAGGAGGGAGAGGCTGCTCCTGTTCTGCCTGGGGTGCAGGTGCATTGCCCTGCTCCAGGTGGGAAATCTTGACAAGATCCACATTGTTGTACCACTTGCCATTCCACTCCCTTGCATACATGGAGAATCCGATCTCCACCTTGTCACCCCTGTTGAACAGGAGGACATCTTTCACTTTCTCTCCGGAGACCTGGAACACCATCTTGTAGACTGCACCCTGGAAACCGGGTGTGTCAAGGATAAGGGTCATCCTCTGCCATTCCTTGCCGGACTGCGTAGTTCCGGACTGCACCTCCGAGAAATCGGAGATTGTGCCTTTTTGATAAAATAATGCCATATTACTCTGATGTTTTGTTGTTGATTTCTTCTGTTTCCTGCTTGTCTATGAGGAGGAATGCCACAAAGACCATTGCTGCAAACCCAAACAAGACCAGGATTGCCAGGATGATTGCGAATATCACCCCAAGGATTTTCAATACTACCATACTACCTGGGTCTTTGTTCCAACCAATATTCCTTGATCCTTGCCCCTCTGACCGGAGTGGTGATCCACTTGGTCTTGAGGTCATGTGTCCCCTGGTAGTGGGGTTTGAGGTGGGAGATGGGAGTCCTCATGTCCTCCACCTGGAATTCCCTGCAATCCATCTGTGAGAGATGCCTCCCACCCAGGAGTGCATTGAGGATTGCCTTTCTTGCATTGTACTTTTCGGTTGCCATAGTATTTAATAGTTTATTGCATCCTGCTTGTTGATAAAGAAATGGATTCCATGTGAACACTCATTCCACCTGTTCTCATCAAATGAATCCGGATAGACCATTTCCCCAACCTTATAGGTGGTTTTAGCATAATTGAAATTAGTGATTTCTTGGAGGTTGAGTGGATGATCATCACTTGTGCAGATAATATCAAGCACTTTTGCCTTGTCGCAACGGCATTTGTTGGAGGATGCCGAACTGCGTTTGGCATCCTCCGGGATCTCCAATTTCACAAGGTATCTCCCAACCTTTTTCCATCCGATGAATGCCCCATCAGATGGGCAGGCAAGAGGCACATAGGGGAGTTCTTTTGCACCACCCAGGTCTGCACCACCCAGGTCTGCACCACCCAGGTCTGCACCACCCAGGTCTGCACCACCCAGGTCTGCACCACGCAGGTCTGCACCACCCAGGTATGCACCACGCAGGTATGCACCACGCAGGTCTGCACCACACAGGTCTGCACCACACAGGTCTGCCTTATTTTTCACCGCCTCAATGAGGGTGTCCTTGATGGTGTTGTCCTCTTTCACATATTCAAAGAGAACAGATCCTGTCCACCTATTCTTGATTTGTATCTTTACTTTGGTCATGGTTACTTAATTTTGTGATTCTTGACAAACTCTCCGGTGAATGCCCGGAGCATGGGAGTGATTGCGGATGCCTGGAGTCTCTTGTCCTCCTCTTTCCTCCTTGCCTCCCATATCTTCTGTTGATTGAGATGCCCCTCTCCCTTGACAAACTCCATGATGACCTTGTACAGGGATGCCACAGAGATTCCGAACATTTCAGATCCTCCGAGGACTGCCCTCTTGACCACCACCTGGATCTCCGCAAAGGAGATGGATGATGCACCATACTTGTCATCTGCAAGGAGTTCATCCACCAGGGAGGAGGAGATGAATTGGATGGTGGTGACATCTGCAGCCTGTCCCCTGTAGAGGAATGCCTGGGTGACAATCTTTGTCATCTCAAAGACCGCCTGTTCCCTGGGGACTGACTTGAGCCTGGGGAATCTTGTGGAGTCTGCCCTCATCTCCAGGAGGGATGCCCTGCCCGGATTGAAATTCTCCAGGGCAGAGGATGTGGTTGTCATTTCATTGTTCATCTGCCTGTCCTCCATATGCCTGTGCATGCAGGTTTGTCCCATACAACTTGTCCATCACCTTGAGGTTGTGTTCCAAGACTGACTCTTTCCGGGATTCTCTCTTTCTCTGCGGAATCTCTTTCTCTCTCCTGCTCCAGGTGCAGACCGCTGCCCTCCAATTTTTCATGGGAGACTTTCCGACAACCCACCCCTTGGACTCATAGAAATTGTAGAAATGTTCCGCATCCACATCAAGGGATTTTTCCAGGCAATATTGCCGGATCTCCTCAATGGTGGGTTTTTGAAATCGGCTGCTGCCCCTTTTATAGAGAGAGTTATTATCTATATTTATATTCTCTATATTATTATGTGAATCCTGTTCATATCCCCCCTGTGAATGACATTCACACCCTATGAATGCAGGTAACACCTTGTATTCACAAAGTTTGATACCCCTCACATCCTTGTCTATCTTGATGACAAGACCCATCTCCACAAGTTTGGGCAGAGCCATTGCAACTTTCCTCCTGGTGCATTTGGCTTTCCTGGCAAGGTAGTTTTGAGATCCGGAGAATGTGGAGTCCCCATCCTGGCTGAATCCGTAGATTACCGCCAGGATGATGGTCTCATACACATCCAGGTCAAGAGACAACATCCAATCCGGTATGTTTGTGTATCCCTTGAGTTCCATGATCAGATCTTGTTGAATTTGTCTATTGCCCCCTTGACCGCATCCTTGATGTAGTCATTGAGGATGGCAGGCATCTCCGCCTGGTTGGTGGAGATTTCCACATGCCATTCCCCATTGCTGCTCTGATAGAAAAACAGATCCATGACTTATGCCTCCTTTCCTGCCCTGGGTTTGGTGAAACGGATGGTGGGTTTCTCTGTGGTGACAAAGATCTCCTCATCACCCTCAACAACTCCAAGGTCTGCAGCCTTGGTGGATGATGCGGTCAGAGTCACACCCACATAGGCAGGCACATGTGCTGCCCGGATTGCCTCCTCCACCTTGTCCGCATAGAGAGCCTTGAGGACATCCTTGTCAACCTCCGTCTTGGTGGAGATGGTGGTGGCAAAGGAATATCCCCGGTCACCCTTGATCTTGTCCTTTCCGGTTACAACCATCACCTGGTTGATCTTGCCCTTGATGAATTCAATGGTCTCATCAATGGCAGACATCTGCCTGGTGATGTAGTCCTTTTCCGCCTTGAGGCTCTTTTTCCTGTCCTCCTTTGCCTTGAGCCATCCACCCAGGAGGTCAATGCCCTCTGTGGACAGGAGTTCCTGGAGACCGGAGATCTCCGCCTCCATCTGCTCTGTTTCCTCTGTCACCTCACCCTCGTTCTCAATGTAGGTTTCCTCAAGGGTGTTGATTGCCTGGTCAAGATTCTCCAGGACTTGATTCATTTCTTTGTAGTCCATTGTATTAAAGATTTAAAGGTTTGCTGCTGCTCTGTAGTTGTCCACATCATGGTCAAACTTTTGGATCTGCTCCTGCCCGGCATGGGTCATCTCAATCCAGGTCTGCTTGTAGTCTCCGCCTGTCTTGGTGGGTCTTCCCTGAGCATATGCCTCAATGATCCTCCAATACTGCTCCTCCGGGAGTGCCTGGTAGGGTTGTGCCTGTGTTGCCCTGCCTGCTGCTGCCCTCCTTGCCTTGACCGCCTGGGATGGCTCTTTGGATGCAGGTTGTGCTGCAGGTGCATTCATGGAATAGCGGACATTGCCAAACCTGTCCTGGATCTCCAGGGAGGTGATTGTCCTTGTCTTGGTGTCATAGTCTATGGACTTGACGGAGAATGATGCCCACACCCGGATCTTGCCTTGCTGATCCCTGGTGTATTCCTTGTCATTCAGTTCAATGGAGATCCTGGGTGCAGTATAGAGTTCCCTGCCTATTCCCCAATTGACACAGGCTCTCTTGAAAGAGTCTGATGCCTGTCCTTTCTCCGCCTCCGTATTGGACTCCACTCCAACATCCTCCTTGCAGATCCATTCCTTTTTCTCCGTATCCCATACCTCAACCTGGCAATAGAGCCTGTCACCTATGAGTTTGTGAGTCCGTTTCCATCCCATAGGGGTGAATAACTCATCCAAGACTTTCATGTCAACCCTGGCATCCTTGTACAGGAGCAGGCTGACCTTGACAACCAACTGACCATTGTTGTTGTAGGTGTTGGTCTGTGCAACCCGGACATCAATGTCCTCCTTGCCTAATAATCTGATTTCATCCATTGTATAAAGAATTAGTTGTTTTCCGTATCCATGTCCTCATCATCCCTTTTCCTCTGTTCCTCCATCTCCCGGAAATCATCCGGATCAAGTGTGTGCAGGTATCTCATCTTGACTCCTCCTTTTTGAAAACTCCCATCTTGTCCAGGATGATGGATGACACCACCAGGGCAGACAACCATCCGAGAGTCCAGGGGATGCAACAAGATCCATCCGGTCTCTCTGCGGTCATGAGGATGAATGAAACACATGCAATGATTGTGAGGATGACCTCAACTGCTTTCTTGACTACCTTTTTCATATTGTATAAAGATTTGGTTTATTTCAACTCTGCCCTTGCTGCATCCGCAGCCTTGAGTGCCAGGATGTCAACCACCCTGTACCACCTTGTCCCTGCCCTGCCATCCTCAACTCTGCAAGGTCTGATTCTCCCTGCCCGGTCTGCATCCATGAAATACTTTCCATAGACATCCCT